GTCTAATAGAATTAGAGATGACTTTAATGCACCAACTATTGCTAAGGGAGTAAAAGTTTCCGCTCCGCTTGCCGAACAATACAAAGAAGAAAGGCGTAAAAGCGGATTAATATTTTCAGGTATATTTAATTCTACTAGCGGTATAAACCGATTAAACCAGTTTATTGCGGCTGAAAACATAACTAAAGATTTAAATCCTGAATATGGTTCAATTCAAAAGTTTCATACAAGAGACACAGATCTTATAACATTTTGCGAAGATAAAGTTTTAAAAGTGCTAGCGCAAAAAGACGCTTTATTTAATGCAGATGGAAATGCTAATGTTACTTCAAACGCGGCAGTTCTTGGACAAGCTATACCGTTTGTAGGGGAATTTGGTATATCTAAAAACCCTGAAAGCTTTGCTTCGTATGGCTACAGAATGTACTTTACTGATAAATCTAGAGGCATGGTAATGAGACTTTCAAGAAATGGACTTGAATCTATTTCAGCAAAAGGGATGCAAAGTTATTTTTACGATAAGCTAAATTTATCAAATAGAATAATTGGAACATTTGATGTTAGAAAAGGTAATTATAATTTAACATTAATAGAGGAAAGCGCTGCGGGGGAAGTTCTAGAATCATTAGACACTGTTAGCTACAAAGAGGAAGCTCAGGGCTGGCCAAGCAGAAAATCTTATATACCAGAAGCTGGATTATCATTAAATAGTATTTATTATACTTTTAAAAACGGTGAACTATATTCACATAACAATGAAACGCGTAATACATTTTACGGGGGTTCCGCAGAAAAATCTTCTGTTAAACTAATATTAAATTCCAATCCTTCTGAAATTAAAAACTATAAAACCGTTAACTATGAGGGTAACCCGGGGTGGGTGTGTTCTTCAATAATAACAGATCAACAGAATGGGGATGTACAAACCTTTATAGAAGAAGAAGGTAAATATTATAATTTTATAAAGGGAGTTGAAAACACGTGGGATTCTAGAACTCAATCAGGAGGCTTAGACACTAAAGAATTTTCAACACAAGGTATAGACACGTTACAATCAATAACAGATGGTGTTGGCCAAACAGAGGTTACTATAACAATAAAAGAAAACAACGATTAATATGGCATTGACAAACTGTAAAAAAATATCAGATTTTTCAATTACGGTTGCAAAAGACCAGGCTTTAGGCGCGGGCGCCGATGCTACTATGTTTATTGATCCAATTGATTCAAATTATGTAGTTGCCACCTCAAATTTTCAAAACAATACTATAACAGCTAACGTAAGTTCGTATATAAATACTAGTAATAATAGTAACGGTTTCGTTAATGGAATTAAACTCACTGACACCACATCCGCAAACTCTTCTGACAATAGGATTCGTGTAGACATAGATTTATTAGACACATTTTCACCGTCGGCTAATACAGAATTAGAAATTGATATAGATGGCAGCGCTACTCATGTGGACGACATAGAATACACTGTTGCCGGGGAATATGATGTTAGACGTCGCAATGAAATACAGAACAGTGGTAGTGATCTTAACAATGCTTATTCTGTGTCCGGTAAAGTTGGGGAAACTAAAACAATATTAACAGAAGCATTTCAAGCAACCTCTGGTAATTTTTTATCTAGCGAGCCGTCTTATGAGCTTGAAAATGTTGATAGCAATGAAAATAACTATACATTAAAAGCTATTAATAGAGAATATGATTCTGAAGAAAGGTTAACTGCTGTAACTTTTAAAGTTGAGTATACATTTACAGCAGAAAGTTTTTCTGGTCACCAAATAAATTTAGAAGCTTACGGGGAGACTCCTATTGAGCAAATTAAATTAATAAATGGCTATGAAATAAAGAAAACAAAAATAATTAGCTCTGGTGAATATAGAAATTTTACAATATATGGGGTACCCGGCTCATCTTTTGTTTTTTCAATAACAGATGAAAATTCTGATACTTATAATTTTAATGACGATACTTTTTCAAATATATCCTCTAATTTAACAGAGCTAATACCAGATTCAGGAAAATATGTAAGAGAGGACATATATTTCCCGCCAACAGATAGTTCCGTAAAATATTCTTTTTCACTACAAGGCGGATCTTCCCCCGCTACGCTTACATCAGAAGATGGAGCCAGTAATAATAATCCTTTTGAATGGGAAATATTTTCTACTGATAATATATCTTTAGTTATAGAGGCCGATACAACTAATGTAGCTAGCATGATAAGCTCTATAGATTATACTAATAATACTATTGGTGTAGAAGTTGGAGCTGACGACTTTACAGACGGAGGCGGAGTCGCGGTAGATGTAAAAGATTTTTCTATAGTTATAAATGGAACTAAAAATTTATTTATAAAAAGACAGCCAATTTATAAACCTGATGAAGCTTACAGCACTACTGAAAATGATTTTACAAATGCAGAAAGTGCGAGCAACGGTGGCATGATTTGGCAAGTAAATGGCCTAAAAGCAACAGGTATGGGTACTACAGCTTTAACAATATCTGGGAAATTAGGTATTGAAACAGTAGGGACATTAGATGTTATTTCAAGCATATTTTTAAGGCGAATTATAAACACAGCACCAACAGCCACACCAGCAACATTTTCATGCGCAAACGGAGCGTCTAAAATGTTAAGTTTTGACGCAACAGATGTAGATTTCGCAACTCAATACTCAGCATTTGTGATAACATCATTGCCTAGCAATGGAGACCTTTATGAAACTGATGATACAAGCCTTTCAACCCCTATAACAAGCTCCGACTTACCGTATTCAATAACTAGCGGGAATAAAAACCAAATGTTATATAAGCATGATGCTACCGCTACTACCACAGATTCGTTTCAATTTAAAGCAAATGATGGCGTTGAAGACAGTGTATCTGCTGCAACATATTCAGGCACAATAGCAGTTGGAAATGCTATTCCAGTCGCTAATACACAAACATTGGATATAAACGAATTCGGTATAAAAGCTTTTCAGTTAACAGGCTCAGATAGTGACTCTACTGACGATATATTTTTTGTTGTAGATTCTTTGCCTACAAAGGGTGCTTTATTTTTACCCACCATGATTAATGGGGTACCTTACCAGCCTTATTTAGACAATCCTAATGACAGGTATTCTTTTATAGGTAGTGGTAATGAAATTAGATCTGTTGATTTGCCAAAAACGCTTCCGGTAAAACTTTTAAGATATTTGGTGTATAGACATAAAGATGGAACAGGCACAGACTCGTTCAATTTTTACGTAACTGATACAAAAGACAATAGTTCTACTGTTGCCGTGAACTTTAACATTAATGAAGCTCCATCCGGCACGAAAACTGCAGAAACCTTAGAATTGTATGAAAGAAAAACTATAACTTTAACTTCGGACGATCCAGAAGATGGAGTGAACCACGCTGGTAGCGTATTTACAATAGCAAGTTTTACAGATGTGCAAAGCGCATGGAAATACAAAATGTTTTTACCCGGAAGCAATAGCTACCTTAGATATTGGAATTTCCCACTTGAATTGCCTAATAATCAAATTGATGTGCAACATATTGACGATGGTTATTTAGCCAGCTCGTTTCAGTATACCGTAACAGACCAGCAAGGTGCTGTTGGTCCAAAACAAACTGTAGATTTAACAGTTAACCCAGGTAATAATTTAGGGTCGGTATATTTTAGAAGATATCAGGAATACCCCACCACTAGTAATACTTGGGTGATGTTTGACGAAAATAAATCTCAAACTAATTTGTCACCGGACTCAGATAATTTAATTAAAGAAGACTTTAATCAATATAATGAAAAATACTTTTCTACTACAAACGGCCCTTTAACAAGCACGGTGGCAGCCTATACAAATAGACTTGCCGAATTTGGTAGAATTTGGGTTTTTGATAATCCTGTTACTTTAAATTTCCGCATAGCGTTTGCAGCGCCTTCGGGAGGTCGTATTTCTGGTATAGTTCTTCAAGTTTGGGAGGATGTAGACGAACCATCATCTCCCAAACCTCAGGAAACAGATAATCAAGTGGGCTCTATATCATTTTATACTGCAAATTCAGCGGAGTTTATTACTAATTCAGTAAATTATGCATATAGTACACCTGATGACTACGTAACTCTTACTGCTAACACGCCTTCGGCGTCAGTAACACCTGAAACAACTTTACAACCTGGCGCATATTATTTTACCCTTAAGCTCAGTTATGTAGTTGCACGTTCATCAAGCGGGAGTGGTTTCAATGGCGGTGGCATTGGCTACAGTATTTTTCAAAAAGGTAAAGATCCTGACCGAACCTAATAAGTGTAAATATTTATAATTAAAGCTATGCCAGATATAACATTAAACTTCCAAAATCCGCTTAACGTTTCTATACAAGCAGACAGCACAACTGGGGACAGAGCTGATATTGTATACTTTAAAAGTGGTAGCAATATATATAGAATAGGGCCTTGTAAATCAATAACGGACAATAGTTTAGTTTGTGAAACAACAGATAGTGCAATTAGACCTACAGCGGGGGATTTTATATTTTTTGCTAAAAGCGCTAGAGCAAACACATCAGGTATTATAGGCTACCATGCGGTTATAGATATGGAAATAACCTCTACTGATAAAAAAGAATTATATGCCGTGGGCAGTGAAGTCGTGTTAAGTAGTTAATAAACACGTAATTAAAATAACATAAAAATATAGTAAATTATGATAAATCCAGTTGGCGCGGTTGGCGGGCTAATAAAAATGGGCGCTGGTCTTATAGGCGGTAGAAAAAGACGACGTGAAGAGCGAGCAGCACAAGCTGAGTTTAATGCTATGAAACAACGTTATGCAGGACTAGACACGTCTAACCCTTATGAAAACATGGGTAATGCATATGAAGACCTGACCGTAAATACACAGGCAGCAGATTTTGCAGCACAGCAAAGCCAACAGTCTTCTGCTAACATTATGAGTAGTTTAGGTGCAGCAGCTGGGGGATCAGGTATTGCAGCATTAGCACAAAGCTTAGCGAACTCGCAAGCACAACAAACCGCCGCGGCATCAGCTTCAATTGCACAGCAAGAAAGCAGAAACCAACAAATGGCTGCCCAGGGCGAGCAACAGCGTCAACAAATGGTTGCTTCAGGTGAAATGCAATCAAGACAAATGGAAGCCGCTAAAACATCTCAGATGTTAGGTATGGCTAGCCAAAGACTTGGTGCGGCACAAGCAGCTAGAAGCGCAGCAACACAAAACCTAGTTGGCGGAGTAGCTGATCTTGTTGGAGGCGTTGGCGGAGCAATGCAAGCCGGAGACGACGGGAGCGGTACACAAGGTATTGGTGAAAAAATATTAGGTGGTTTTGGGTTTTAAGAAAAATAAGTTATGAGAGGAATAAATACATCAGTTTATAGCGTTACAGGGCAAACTGCTCAGGCTTACAAAACACCAAGCATAAAAATAGATATACCTAAACAAACTAGAATAGGTGCTTATCAGCAAATGCGTCGTGAAAACGAAGCTACGCAGTTTAGACAAAACGTAGATGATTTTGTTTTAACAAAAATAAACGATCTACCAGAAGATTACAAAGCTGAAAAATTACCACCAGCTGTTCAAAACTCAATACAGCCAATTATATTAAGCGCAAGACAACAATATGCAGATTCAGCTAGATTGCTAGCAGGTATGAAGGGGCAAGTTGGCACTCCTGACTATTTGAAAGTTATGGACGGCATGAACCGATCTAAAAAGGTTATTGAAAATTTGAATACTAATTTAGTAGATTTACAAAACCTTACGAATGAATATGTAGAAAACAGAGAAATGATGTCTAAGGGCATGAATGCAGAAAAAGTTGCAGCTTTAGATGAGATATTTGTTAATAAGAACTACACAATGCAATTTATGTCTGATGGATCGCCTTTGTATCAAACTCAATATGGTGCGCTAAGGCAAGAAGATGTATCAAAGTATTTTCTTAAAGATTCTACATTCTCGCTGGATGTGTTGAAGCAGGCACAAAGCATGTATAGCAAAGGTTCTAAAGGTTTGGATCTTAGCAAAGATCAATCCGCGTTTCAATTATTGAAAGCACAGTTTTCTAATGCACTTGATAAAGGCGGCTCTGAGACTATTAAATCTTTAATGTCTGATGATTTATTCGATGGTTTTAAACTTATTGATATACCTGACGAAATAGCCAACGATCCTAGCAGAAGCGAAGAAGTAAAAGATATGATTCTCAATAGCATTATGGGGCATATATCGACTGTCAATGCTGACGGATTAAAACAATACAAAGCTGCACAAGTTGCTAAATCAGGTGGCGCTAAAGGTATACCGGGATATAAAATGGGTCAAGGTTTAAAAGACGATTTATTTACTTTTGGTGGATTGGCTGATAAAGGAATGAGAGATGCTCAAGGTTTAGTTGGCGAAATATCTGGATTATTAAGCGAAACAAGAATACCAGAAGGAGAAAGGCAAGTTTTGTTTGCACAAAAAGTTCCAGAATACAGACAAAAAGTTGTTAATTTAATAAAAGATCAAATGTCTCCAAGCGAAAGGGGAAAATTACAAACTAGAGAAGAAGTTTTTGACTTATTTAAAAATAACAAAGAGGTAGTAGATCGCAATCTTGACACGGATCAACTTAGAGAAGCTTTTATTAACACATATGGTAATGCTGGTATTTTTTATGATAATGATCCATTTGATATAGATATTACAGATGCGTACGCTGTATCTAACGCGTTTTTTGATTTAGCTGACATTAGCACAGATGCTAAAAATTATTATAAAAATCAGTTAGAAGGTATGCGTAGATCCGGTGAAGTTGCGCAACAACAAAGAGCACAAAACCCTTCAGGTGCAGCAAGATTTAATCCTTCAAATTAAATAGTATGGACGAAAAAGCATTGGAATATGCATTCGGCTTGTTTCAGCAAGACGGATATACAGGTACATTAGACGAATATAAAGAGCTTATTGGTAAAGATCAAGAAGCTATGGATTATTCGTTTGATTTGTTTTCTAATGATGGATATTCTGGAAACAAGGATCAGTTCTCAGCATTGGTTATGCCGGGAAAGACAGAACCCATAGCTCCGGGTGTGGCTGTGGAGGAAACTGCAGCACCCGATCTCGTAAGTACGGAATTACAATTGGAGGCTGGTTCTTCGGAATCACGAGAAAATCTATTTGAAAATCAAGGACTACAATTTATATCAGATAAAGTAGGTAGCCTTGGCACCGGGGCCGCCGGTATATTAGAAGGTGTAGGCGATTTTATTGAAATGCCTTTTGATGTAGCTACGTCTAAGGTTATAGATATATATAACTATTTTGCAGAAAATGACATCACTACACAAGAAAAAACTTTTATCAGACAAAAAATGGATGATATTTTTATTTTTGATGAATTGTTTGGTGCCGTAGGCGATCAGTTTGAAAAAATGAAAACTGCAAGAGATGATAAAAGTATTCTTGATAGGATAGAAGATAAAGATTATTTAACGGCTATAGATCAAACAATAAGTGGTGTGTTTCAAGGTATTCCTTCGGTAATGGCGTCATTAAATCCATTTGGGCTAGCCGCGCTTGGATTTTCAGCTGCGGGTTCAAGTTATGAAGAACTTTCTGAAGCAGCGCCTGATCGTGTGGGATTTGGAATGGCCGCTAACGCAATTGCTCAAGGTACAGTTGAATTAGTTTCTGAAAGACTTACAAGGGGATTATTTAATGGTACTGTAAAAGCGTTTGGAGGAGGTAAACCGGCTATTGCTAAAACAGCAACAATACTAGCTAAAAACATGTTCTTTGAGGGAGCTTCTGAAACAGCAGCTCAGGAAGTAAACAATGTACTCGATACTAGATTTGGTATAAATAGGTTTACAGATAAAAATGGTAATTTTGACGGAAGAGCACTTCTTGAGAGATCTTTTGATACTTTTTTAGTTAGTTCATTAATAGGTGGTGGTACTACTGTTGCAGGAGGTGTCGCTAGCAGACAAAAACAATTAATGTACGAAAGACTCACTCCCACTAAAGTTAAAGATATATATTCCAAAGCAGGAAGAGTTGCTCAAACATTGCAATCAGAAAATGAATCACAGCAATCGTCTGGTCCAGTTTTTGAAGAAAACGTAAAAAAAATAGACGAAGTAGAGCAGGAACTGCAAAATGTTAGAAAACGTGTTAAGACTGTATACGACACTTATAGTAATCAAGAGCTTGCTGAAATGGTGCAGCTTAAATCTGAAATATCTGAGATTGAAGCTGAAATAAGAAATGTTAGTTTGTCAGAAGCACAACGCAAAGACAGAAAGCAGAGAATTAAAAACAGACAAGATCAAATTGATGAAACTTTTGATACAAAGTATAAAGTATTAAGAGACAAAAATATAGCTGCTACAGAATCTTTAATGAAAGATTTAAATTTTGATACTAAGATTTCTTTTAGCGATGCTGTAGATGCTAATGGTGAATTTAGAGGTAATGGCGAAATAATCATTAATCAAAAGCAAGCTGATAGTGTTTTAGATTTTGCTGTTGGGGGTCACGAATTATTGCATCCAATATTAAATGCTTTAGCTGGTGATGCTAATGCTCAATCTACATTAAGGAATCAATTTGAAGCTCAGCTTACTAAAAAGCAAAAAAACTGGGTACAAGGGTTTTTAGATAGAAACGTAGATAAAAGCCAACATGATACCGAGTATATAAATATTTTTGCAGACGGCGTGGTTAGAGGCGAAATAAAATATGTTGATGGTGTATTTAATAACATAGGCAACATGCTAAAATCACTGTTTAGAAAAAATGGCTTTAAAAACATTGATTTTGATTCTGGCAAAGGTATATATAATTTTATTGGTGCATATTCAAAAGGTTTAAAATCCGGTAAGTTTGATCAGCGTTTGCGCCCAATAATACAAAGAAGAGAAGAGCAGAGAGGCATTAAGGTTGCAGAAGTAGGAACAGCAAGTGTATCGCAAGCAGAACAAAAATCGCAATATGAAAATATTGTAAAAGTTTTAGGCACTGACCAAACAAAAGATCAATGGGATGATGGTGGTGCTAATGCAGCAATTTCAAAATTAGGAACCCCTATTCAGAACGACGCTAAAAGCGAATCTATATTTCAAAAATTAATAGGCGGCAAAATAACAGCTGAAATTAGAGGACTCCCTAAGTTTAGCGAGGAAGATTTTATTTCAGAAACAATTTTAGAACTTATACCTCATATAAATAATTTTAATCCAGAAATTAATGATAATCTTTCTGGCTGGATAAATTCACAATTGCAAAATAAAGTAAATGCAGCTTTAAAAAGCGGTAAAGTTGCGGGCAAAGAATTTGAGCAAAGTTTAAGCACGTTTGACGATCAAGAAACAGGCGGCATACAAATAGAGTCTGACTATATTGAGTCTACCACTATGGTAGATATCAGAAAAGCGGAACTTGATAGAGTGCAAAGCTTAGCAGACCCTGTTGATTTGCTAGGCGAGCAAGATTCTAAAATATATTACAATGCTGCCGCTGAAAAAGTTGCGGCTTTAGAATTTAAAGGCTTAACATTGGCTAACGCTAAGGACGTAGCACCTGAGCTAACAGCGAAGCTTTTTGGTATGAAGCTTAATGCTTACTTAGGTATTAATAAAGAGGGCGAGCCAACATCTGTTAACTTTTCAGGTGATAAAACAAAAGCACAACAGCTTATATATGATAATGCTGATTTATTTATATCCTTATTACCTGAGGGTGCAATACTTGAAAATGACGCTGCAAGCAAAGATCTTGAAGGTACCGGCGTTAGAATACCAAGAAACCTACAAAAAGCTTTTTATGATCAACAAGCAAGACTAAGCAAAGGAGCAGGGTTAGAGCCGTACAAGCTAAAAGATAATATAACTAAAAAAGATTTTTTAAGTGCATTTGGCATTAATACAAATGGCACATTTAAAAAATTAGCAAATGGTTCGCGTGAGGCAATATCTATGATTGGATTTGCAAGGTTAGCTGGTAGATTAATGACTAATACGGCTGCTAGAGCAGAAATGGCTAAGCGCGTTGAAAACGGCGAGTACACTTCTGAAGAAGTACAAGACTTAGCAGCTGGTAAATCTGATATTCAAAAATCACACTATAAGCTACTGCAAGAAGCAATGGAGAATTTTGGTAATGCTGAAGACGCCTTGCCTGACAATGTAGATTTAAATAATAGCGAATATAGCAAAGCATTTAATAATACAATTAATAAAGTTGCAATAGATGGTATTGATGATGATGCTAAAAAAGCTATAATACAACAAAACTTAAATGACACTGTAGATAATTCTTCTAGTGGCAAACAAACATGGATTATAGAAGATTTATTAAATACAAGGGAACTACAGCTATCATTATTAGATATAATACCTAAAAGCATATCCCAGTCATTAACTTTTATAAAAAGCTTTGCTGGATATCACTATAGATACGGGTTTGGTGTAAAAATTTATGAAGACGGCAAAAAACAATTTGTATCAAAAAATAATACAAATAAATTTTTAACTCCCGAAAACAGCGAAATATCTAAATTAAAAGCTTTGGAATCTGCAGACACATTAAATC